AGGTAGTATTAGTGTTAAATTCCAAGACTATCTAAAGAAAAACGGTGTTAAAGGATGGGTTGTTTCTAATAGTGGACTTGGTGTAGCAATGGTTCCAAATAATGGAAAATATTCATCAATGGATATAACAGCAAAGGTTTCTGTTCCAAAATCAGTTGTAGAAAATTTTTGCAAGAAACATGGATATACTTTAGGAAACGCAGTAAGAAAGTTAGGTTTAAGAACCATGGATGTAAATGGCAATACAGATAGAAATGGTGAATTTGTAGAAATCCCAATATCTAAACAGGTAGATAATAATAGAGGTCAAGGATTTGGACAAATAGACCAAGCTTATGATAAATATATGTATGGTCAAAAGGAGGCTGCTGGTAGAGAATTGCAGCAACAATATCAATCTTCAACAAAATAATATATAATAATATGAGTAACAGTGGTAGAAAAAAGTCAAAAGAAACTTATACAACGCCATCTGCGGCACAATGGAGAGCTAGCTTCGACGCTAATCAAGCAGCGTAGGAGTTAGCTTACTCTACGCCATACAATAATGGCACCGTTAAAAGCGATGTAACTTCTATATATAAATTGCCATAGTCTTATACATATAAACAAGATTATCTTCCTAGTGATACAGAAGAAGATAACCAGTCGAAAGGATTTTGGTCTAATGCATGGGATGCTACGAAATATTTATTTAATGCTACAGTTGGTAATGCTATAGACGGTGTAAAGCCAATTTTTGATGGAACCGCTGTACGAATGATGTTTCAAAACCTATACAATACTAGAACAACTCAGTATGAAGAAGAGTTAAGGAAAACATATAGCGATTTAGAAGATACATAGATTGCTGATAAATATGTAGATTTAATAAAACAATACAAGCAGGCTAAAGATGACTACGATAGAATGGGTTTAATTGTTGACGAGGCTAGAGTAAAAGACCTCGAGAAACAATTAGACGTAATGGAAAATGTAATTAGACGTAGTAGTAAATCATCTGATGTTTTATTAGATTTATTTGCTGATAGTTCAAAAGATCAAAAATTATCAGATGATATTGCTATGCATATTAATTCTATATATTCAGAAAAATCAAATAAAAAAGATTCTAGCTGGTCTAGTAGACTTCTTGAAACTTTCCCAGCATTAATAAAAGACGCTTAGCTTTCAATAGAAAGTATATTTAATGGATTTGATAGCAAAGAACGAATAAAACAAGCTATACGAAATACACCAGACGAATATTCTGATTTATCTGATAAATACTTCAAGTCATATAAAGATACAAAAGACCTTAAAGCATACGCTGATTCTATTACAGACGAAGTAACAGAGAAGAGAAATGATATAAAGAGGTATCAATTAATGTATAAAAACGACCTAGAAGAAAATATAGCTATAGCTAAAAATGGCAATTGGTTGTTTGACCCGAAGAAAATAGATCCTAAATTTAAGAAATAGTACGAAGATCAAAATTATGGTTTACTCTAGAGAGTATTTAATCCAAAAGCGTGGGCTTATAATGTTGTAGATCTTGGTTCTTCTTATTCCATGTTTGAGCAAATGGCTGCTCAGTTTGCATACCAAGGAGCTTCTAGAGCTGTATCACAGATGATTGCATATGCGTCTGGTGGAGAGCTTAGTACTGGTGCAAAAATTGCAATGGGAGTTGCTAATGCAGTTGGTGGTATAACTCTTGCTAATAAGATGAGAGAAGGAGAAACAGAATCTGAAATTCTTGATTCTTATTCAAATAGATTATTACAATATGCTTATGATAATAAATCTAATTTAAGTAATTTGTTTGATTTTGCAGATAAGAAAGCAAAACAGATAGGTGTAGATCCAAAAGATTTAACAGATCTTGATAAGATACAATTAGCATTAGCATATAATATAGACTCTGGGGATAAAAAGTTTGATACAGAGAAAAGTTTAGCAAGACAAGGTTTGGCTAAAGTATTCAATGACAATATGGCTTTATCTACTGGCGACTATATAGAAACCATACCTTTCTTAGAGTTTGGAGGTAAGGTAGCTACAAAAGGTTTAGGTAAAGCTGTATATAATAGAGTATTTAAAACGGGCTTAGAATTATCAGGCAAAGCATCAAGTGAGGTGGCTGAAAGGTATATGGCCATGAACGCTGATAAGTTTGCTACATCTATAACAGATCGTATTATAAATAAAGCTTTAGGTGAAGGTGAAAAGAATCTTGTAAAGAAGATAAAATTATCTAATATAGCAGATTTTCTTAAAAAGAAAGCTAAATAGAGTTTACTTGTAGGAACATCAGAAGGTATTGAAGAAGGTCAACAACAATTATTGCAAAGCCGTTATCAGCGTGGAGAATATGATAATTATAAAGGCGTGCAAAGTAATTTTGATATAGGTTCTATATTTAGTGATGTTAGATTAGGTTTAGAGTCTGTAGCTGATTATTATGGTATAAATCCATACGACCCAGATAATGGCAACGAGGAGCTTAGAAAGGCCATGAACACTGGTTTTATTTCTGGTGTTCTAAACTCTCAGCTAATGGGTTCTTTTTCTAACTTATTTGGTGATAAGGCTGCAAAATACATAGGTGTTAATAATGATAACACAAGAGCTTTATTTAACCAACTTAGGAATGATGATATATTAAAACAGCTAGTTGCTAGTAATTACGCAGCAACTCAAGATGATGCTCATGTTGGTATATTCTTTAAGGCATTAGCTAATGGGAAAAGTGCTAACAGACTTTCTGAATCTTTCAATAAAATGAAGTAGTTTAAGGGTGATCTTGTCGATGATAAATTCATAGATGATGATATATCTTTGTTATAGACTACTGATTTTATGATGCATAATAACAAATTCTTAGATCTTGTTGGTATAAAGAAAATACAAGATACTGCTGCTCATAGAGATTTAATACAATCTGGAGTTAAGGCTATACAAGATTACGAGAATTTAAGTTAGCTACACGATAAGAATGTAAAAGAACTAGAATCTTCTAAGCAAAAGATAATTCAAGAGTTACTTGGCGATAGGTCTAAAATGTCTGATGGTGTTAGAAATACATATGATAGTATTTTAGACCAATACAACAATTATCTTGATAATTATATATCATCAAATATAAGCGATAGTAAAAAATCTGAGCTTAGAAAAGCAGCTGAAGAACAAGTTCGTGTTATAGGAGAGACGAAGCCAAGTGACCATAGATATGAAACAGCAGTACTACAACAAATGTCTAAGTTTATAGGTACTACTGCATTTAAATCTAAAGCTCAAGAAGAAGCTGAGTTAAAAGCAAAAGAGTCTGGAGAAAAAATAGAAGATGTACAATTAGATAAAATAATAGAGTTAGAGGATTATGTAAAAAATCGTGCTGATTTGTTATTTAGTCACGCAGAGCTACAATAGAAACAAGCTTTACTAGATTAGTTAAAAACACAGCATAAACTTCTACAATTAATAAGAGAAAACACTGGCACCGATATAAACGTAGACAAACTTGGTAATACTATTAGAGTATTAAGTAATTCTATAAAAGATAATAAACAACAGTATAAAAGTATGCTTAAAGACGTCAATGATGAAATTGACAAAAAGAATAAGCTTATAGATAACTATAATAAAGAAAATCCAGACAAGCCAATAAATAAGCATAAAAGAATTACTATAGATAATATATTATCAGACTACCATCAATTCTCTGGTATATCAGATATTGAAAAATTATTCTCTATTAATGCGTTAAACGATTCTGCTTTAAAGTCTATGGCTCCAGCTTATACTGCTTATAAATACGGTGTAGCAGACCCAAATAACTCGTTAGGTTATGCATATAATTACAACTGGAGTGATCTTACAAAAGATGAAAAAGATAACTTTAAATCTACTGCCTTTGACACTCTTAGCAATGAAGATAAAGATAAGTATAATAATGGAGAACTTGATGACGATTTCTTTAAGAAACTATATCTAAAAAAATAGGCATAGAATGCACATAAAATAGATGCTTTAAGACAAGAGTATAATTAGATTATAAATAAGCTTGGGTCAGAAGATTTAGAATAGACTCCTGCTGAAAGGGTAGCAACTTTAGATCGCGTAAAAGAGATTCAAAGAGAAACTGCTAAAGCTATAATTGAAGGTAGATTAGAAGAAAAACACAATAGAAAGAGAATAGCTCATAGACAATTCCTTGAAGATGGTGGTATTACTAATGATGATATTGATAATCTTAATACAGAAAATGAAGACCCATCGGTAAGGTAGGTTGTTAATGAAAAACAAAGATAGTTAAGCGAGCGTCAAGTTGATGAGCAAGATGTTACACAAGAACCTATATCACCTGTAGTTAATCAGATTTATGGTGAAGAAGAATATTCTGCACAAAATAGTGATGTATAGACAGATGAAAATTATAACGAAGAATCACCAATTCAAAGCGACAATGACAATTATGAAGAGTCTAGCATAAATGATAATGGTGATGTAAACATCATTGAACAAGACGATAAATTAGAAGGTGCTTCAGACGCTTAGAGAGAGTTACATGAATAGCTGTATGGCAAAAAGGAAAAGCGTGATAATAAATCAAATACTCCAACTTTAAAAGCTAGTCATTCTAATGAAGAAGATTTTAGAAAAATAAACGACTTCTTACAAGACGAATTAGACAAATATACAACTGATAAACAAATTAGGGAAATCCCAGATGGTACTGTCATAGCTAGAATTATAGATCCAGAAACATTTGATGTGATAGATTTTGTAATTAGCAACAAAGATGGATATATAAAAATAACACGTATAAAAGACGGAGAGGATATAGGGAATAACACTACTGCTGGTTTTAATGTTCCAGAAGGATATAATGTTTCTGATGAAAGTCTAGAAGGTATACAAGGAATTAAAATAAATTCTATTAAATGGGATTCTGATACACATGCAGAATTTGATGGCTTTGATAAAGATGATAATAGAATATCTGGCAATATAGATACAAATGCAGTTGTAAGCCAAACTATTGATGTAGATAATCCTGTATCTTCTGTACTATCAGTAGATAAAGAAGATGTTGATTAGACACAGCAAAACAACCAACTCCAAGATGATTTACAAGATAATTACACAGAAGACTATGATGATAAAAATGGTTAGTTAGACACTAACGAAGATAATGAGCTAGATATAAATTCTGGAAAACATTCTAAGCAATCTGCAGAAGACCAATTTGGTAAAGAGTTAATTGTAGAAAATTATGATGATGATTCTCTAAATAGCAACATACCAGATTCGGATGAATTACAACCAGGAGAAGATAATAAACAGAGTACTCTAGACCCAAGGTTAGTCGTAGACCACGATGATGTATATAGAAGATTGTTAGAGTCTACATTCTTTTATCAACCAGATTCAAAAGATGCGATTCGTCTTACCGTAAACGGAAAAGATCTTAAGTTTAAGTATCCTGTAAAGCCTAATTCAGAGTTAGCTCAAAAATTAATACAACGTGGCTGGTTCGGTAGCGTTAGAAAATATTATGTTGTTTCTGGAAAAGATTCAAAAGATATTAACTCGTTTACAGTATCTCTTATAATTGAAGATGATGAATCTAAGTCAACATACATAACTACCATGAAAACTCCATCATCTTACTCTTATGTAGATAAGTTTGGGATAGAGAGATCTGTTGATGGTGTGTAGAAATTAATCAATCAGCTTAAGTTTATAGGAGTTGATAAAGATAAATATCCATCAGCTTTAATTGAAGCTAGAGAAGAAGCTTATAGTAGATATGTAGACGCTAAGCCAATACCAAGTAATTTCAAATATGAAGAGCAATATCAATATGCTTTAAAGCGTTGGTTTAATGATACTAGAAAATGGTACGAACATCTATCGTATGAAGGTGAAGAAGGTAAAATAAAACGTGGTATAGAATATAACGCAAGACGTAAGTCAGCTACGGGTAAAATTCTAACAGACTCTCAAGTTTGGGAATAGATAGACAACTTAATTAATAGTAGAAATGCTATTATTGAAGCTTATTGTGATAAAGATAAAAATGGCGTTTATTCCATCCCTAGTTAAATTAAGACTAATATAGTTCCAGAGGAATCTAGAATATCTAATGGTAGTATTACTAAAGATGGAAAACTACACTCAATATCAAAAGAAAATAATGAGTTTGGTATACCAACAAATATAAAAGATATAGATAGACAGATAAAAGATGGAGAGTTATTATTTGGTTTTGGTCGTGGTAAATTTGCTGATGACCCATATACTATATCTAGTATAAATGGTCCAGATACACAGTATAATGGTATTGGTTACTCTGGTACGATATATTTAATGCATCAAGGTCCATGTATGAGCGAAGTGTTAGTTCCTATTACGCTTAGTGAACAACGCTTTGATAAAGATGGAGATGGCAATGTCGTTACACCAGAGAATGTACAACTATCATTTGATCCTACAACTGGTAAATTAAATGGTAATTCTAAACCATCTGTTGCTGAAGTGTTATTATATATGATAACTGGTAAATTATCTACAGAGTATTTACCATCGTCATCTATAGACACAATAAAAGCTTTTGCAGATTTTATTATAAACAATGGACAGTCTACTACAAAGATAGGTACTAAGAAGAGCTCTTTGAACAAATAGAAGTTCTTAGCTGATAAGCAAATTGCAGTAGTTGATAATCATGGTGTTGCATGTTTATAGATAGTAAACACAGATGGCAACGGTTCTAAGTCTGCGGAGTATATTCCTATAGCATCATTGTTTGGAACTAATAGTGACGAAGTACGTAAACGTGTTGTATCATATATTGCAAAGAATATGCATTGGAATACTGATGTTGATGCTATGACTCATGAATTTCCACATGAGATTATAAATGTTATAAGAAAGTATTTTCAGAATAACAAAAGCAAAACAAGTTTTTCTATATGTGGAATAAAAGAACTAACATTTAATAAAGATGATTTATTTGACAACGAAAATGATACACTAAAGTATAATCATGTAAATGTATTATCATGGATGGTTAAGTCAGGTAAATTGTTAACAACAACAAACGAAGAAGCTGTATTTAAAGCTCCATTTGTATATGCTATTGGTGTAAGAACCGAAGAATCTAAACAAGCTATATCTGATGCTAAAAGTCAAGTTAAACCAACTAGAGCTGATGAAAAGGCAGGTACTGTTACAATTAACAGTAATACAACTACAGAATATCAAGAAGCTGATAGATTCGGTACTAAGAGTATAGATAGAATAAAATCAAAGTTAGGATTTAAGTCTGACTAGATGGATTCTTGGCTTGTAAGAGGCTAGAAAGAATCACAAGAAAAGCTATCAGTATTCTCTGGTGAAAACGCTAAGGAAAGAGGCGGTCTAACAGATATAATTATGTTGGACATAGATAAATCTGACTTTAAGCTAAGAGGAGATAGTGGTAGTGAAAAACTTAATAATTTCATAGAAGACTTCAAACAAGCTGTTAAAGATAAGCTATAGAAATATGCTAGCGTATATGAAAAAGAGAACGGTGTTAAATTTGATATAGATAAACTTGAGATAAATGAAAATGTATTAAAGAATACTGCGAGAAGTATATTTAATGGTACAACTGTTCCTCATGTATCTATATTTAAAAATGGTACATCTCAATTATATTTCGTATCAACAAGTTCTTTATTAGGTAGAAATAACACTATTACTGGTGTATTCTCAAGAGCAAAACAAAAAGGAACTTTAGATGCTCAAAAAGCACGCGAATGGATAGCTAATAGGCTTGGGATAAAACCAGACCATGTAGTTGTTATAGATGGTATTATGAAGAGTGCTCAAGATGAGGATGTGTTTGGTTTAATGGATGTTGTAACAGATGTTTTAAATCATGGTGATTCTCCAATATTTATGTTTAGTGATAAAGCTGGTAGTGGTATACAATATCATGAGGCTTGGCATTATGTAAATCTTCTATTACACAATAAACATCAAAGACAATAGATTTATGATATTTATGTGAAAGCTCATCCAGAGTTAAAGAATAAGTCGTATAAGCAAATAGAAGAGCTTCTAGCTGAGGACTTTAGAGAATATGCTGAATTACGTAATAGTAAAGGTGTTGTAGGATTTTTAAAGAGAGCATTTGATAATATTAAACGATTCAGTGGTCTATTTAGAAACAAATATGCTATGTATGATGTCTTTAGAAATATAAATGACGGAAAATATAGATTACAACAGATAGATAAAGAGTCTTTACAACAATTTAAGGTGGCTTATAAGAATGGTGTTAATAGCAAGTCGTTCTACGTATCAAATATCGCTCCTGAGCGCTTAAATGATCTCTAGGGTATAGATACTAGGCAGCAGTTCTTTTAGGCCGCTACAAGCCTTGCAAATAAGCTTATAGACGATTATTCGTTAGACTCTACTAAAGGTATAGATAATATTAAGTATGAAGACATACAACAATTCTTAACTAATTTAAAGAGTTAGAATCCTGATATAGACCCATCTATACAGAGAATTATAGACTCTATAGCTAATAATCCAGATGTATTTGTATCTATTGTAAGTAACATACTTAAACAATATTCTATAGATCTTAGAGAAGACGCTTTTAAAGTTAAACAATCACAAGTACAGGAAAGTGAAACGCAAGAAGCTCAAGATACTGGTGATAAATCTGGTAATACTTATGATAAAGATCCTTTATCTATAAGTAAGAAAGATAATGTAGCAACTAGAGCTAAGTTATTCTTAGGTTAGATTAAGAAAATGCATGCTGAAATAGACCCATTTACTGGTGAAAAGACTTTTGTTTATGACAAAGACCCAATATTTGGAAACTCTACATATGTTCCTTTTGATTAGGCTTGGAATACTATATTGAATAGTCTTTGGGATACTGATTCTTACGCTAAGATTGGAAAGGATAACAAATATGACAAACATTCTATAAGAGGTGTTGTTTAGAGATTAGCAAAATCATCTCCATTCTTTGAATCTTTAGACAAGAAATTAGACTTAATAAAAGATGATTTAGAATTATAGAGTCAAATACATTCTACCATAAGAAGCTAGATGGCTTAGATGATGTAGGCATGGATAAGTGACCCTAAGAAAAAATCTTCTAATAGCTTTATGAGTTTAGGTGATGATTAGCTTAGTGAATACTCTGTATCTACAAACAAGAGTGTGTCTGTTGTTAAAAGAGAATGGGAGTTAGTAAACGATAATCAACTCAAAGCTATAAAATCAATACCTAGAATATGGTCTTAGAATCTGTATCAAGCTGGATTAATAAACTCTGAACAGATGCCTATTATATCTAAAGAATTTACAGACGGTCTTAGATAGAGAAAACTACATGCATTACAATACACATACAAACATAGGTATTATCCAAAAACAAAAGATTAGATTGGTCAAGCTTATAGTGAATTATCAGATGTACTTATAGATTTATTTAAATATTTGTCATTACCAATAGATAATGAAGTTTTAGAAACTTATGTAAACAATGAAGTTGGTGATAATAAATTAACAGATAAAGCTGCAAGATATAAAGTATTACAGTCTCTTGTAAAATCAGATAAGATTGGTAGTGTTGGTAAGATTATGTAGAACATTATAACTAGTACAGGTAAGTCTAAAATTAAATCTGGTAATATAGAGATAGACTTAGACCGTGTATTCAGTGGTTATAAGAATGATTCTCAAATAGCTCAATTAGCTAGAGCGTATAATGAATGTTACCCGTCTCCTCAACAGTTTAGTATTACAGCTCCAGATGGTACTCAAAGATACCCTATTTCAGAGAATAATACTATGTCTGATATTATCCGTATATTAAATCACGATACAGATTAGACTATAGAAAGTTTATAGAAATCTGAATATTGTAAGCATTCTTTACTTTTAGATATAGCTTCACAATCTAACCACGAGACATCAAGTAGAGTCGGATAGTTTAAATTAAACTATTTTGTTGGTCTTAGAGATATTGATAATAGTATTGGTAGAGATTATCATGGTGTTACGTAGCTTGAAGACTATATAGCTAAGATGTTAATGACATCTAAAGATATGTTAGTTCTTCCTACTATGGCTGATAAGAAGACATGGTACGCTATATCTCAACAAGGTCTTAGTATGCCACACAATTTAGTATCTTACGACAACTTCAAACTAGATCAATATACAATGGATATATTGACTGGGTACTTTAAAGATGAACTTAATTCTTTAAAACAATATTATAGTAAAGAAAATGTAGAATATCTTATAAGTCATCCAGAAGCTCTTAGAAAGAATTTCCATGGCAAACTTAAAAATGGAAGAATTAGCTGGGGTGGAAATGGAGGTAGATTTAGATACTTCTCTGATATATTTGTAGATTCATCTCTAAATGAAGAATATCAAGGTTCTCCAAAAGATCTAAACTCAATACTACAATATGAGTATCTTCGCGAACAAGAAGATATGAAAACAGAAAATGGTATATTTAATATCAGAAAACTTCGTGATGATAACAATGATATAGATGGATTTGAATATATTAGACAAAGGTTAGATAAGTTTGAAGAATGGTTAAATGGAGACAATCTTAATAAATTGTTACAGTAGAAAGTTAAAAGTATGGTATATGCTGAATTAAAGGCAGTATCAAAAGATGGAAACTTAAAGCTTGGCAATATTGATAAGAATGGACAATTTGTTCCTACAAAGATACCTCAAATACTACTTAAGCAATATGCAGAATTATTCAAACAACAAGGAATACCAGTAAATACTAGCAATATATACATGAATGATAATATTAACGACTTAGCATTATCATTAATGACAAATCATGTATTATCTTCTATTATATCTACAATAGAAATGGAGAAAGTATTCTCTGGAGACCCTGCGTTCTATAAGAATAAATTCAAAACTAAACAAATGAAGTTTGGTGATAAACTCTATGATATAGATGTAGTTAATGAAAAACATTCTGACAAGATTAAGCGTTTAGGAGCCTTGTTATCTCCTGGTCAAAAGATTAAGACTGACTATTCTGAAGAGTAGCTTGAAAAATATCCAGAACTATAGAACAGAAAATATACTGTATTAAATGTATCTGACATTTAGACTAAGAGTGAATATTTAGAAGAAATAAGAAATATATTTACTCGTCAGTATATGATAGATGATATAGAAAGTTCTACAGACCAAGAATTTACTAAAAAACTTATAGAAAATAACGGATTCGATAATGTAGAAGATTTTGTAAAAACTCTATATCAAGATGAGAAGCTATTTAAGAAAGTATTAAATAGTTATCCAAAGAATCTTAGAGAATCATTTGTAAATAAAGCTATTTCAAATACGTCTACATATGGAGATATAACTGTTTCTGATGCATAGGTTATAGTTAGACCAGCTTTGTATAGAAAGATAAGAATAGGTCTTGGAACATGGAACTTTGGAGATGAATTCTCTGATTATTCAGACGAGATGGCTTACAATATACTTGAAAACGATTCAGATTGGCAATCAGACCCAAAGAAAGCAAAGATTGTATCTAAACTAGAGTTATATCCATTAAAGATGTCTTATTTCTAGAATGCCTCACAACAGATAGGTGATGGATTTATAAATCTTCCTATTTATAATAAGATGGCAATCTTCCCTGCATTTAAGTATATGCTACAATCAGATAATGGTAAAGCAATATATGATAGAATGAACAGGAATGGCAATGAGATAGACATGCTTGCTTTTGATTCTGCTATTAAGGTTGGTGCTAATCAACAACAGTACGCTCCATATAAGAATGGTGTTACAAGTCTTGACGATATGGATACTAAGTCACTTAGACAGAAATCTGATAAATCTATACTACCAAATGATGATATATTTAATCCTGGTGGTGAACTATAGATTCAAGTACAAGATCTTGATGATTTAAGAATGCAGCTTAATACTGAGGCTCACGAGGCTTTAGAAAGAGCATTTGGTACACAGGCGTTGAAGTTATTATTATCAAACATAAATGACGAACTCGATTATGGAATTGGAAAAGATTCTAGTCCAATAAAAGGTAAGGATTTACGTTCTAATATAATAAATCTTATAAACGCACTAACTCAAAAAGGTGTACAAAATGTAATAAACGAGTTTGGTATTACTGCTAATAATGGAGATATTAGAGCTAACAATAAAGCTGTACAGAAGATTCTAGAAAGAGTGGTTAAAACCAACGGAGTTGGCGAAGGTGCTATAGAACTATTTAGAAATGGAGGTTTAGCCGAAGCATTAGGATCTAGATTATTGTTTGAACAATCTATATCTAAGGTTGTAAATAAGAGGGTTGTAGATGTAAACCTTAATGGTGGTTCTGCTGTTCAGCAGTCTGTATTTGGTTTAGTAGGAAAGAAGAAAGTAAATGATGAAGAAGGTGGTTTACATGTTCTTAACGGTGGTAGAAAGCTAAAGTGGATTAGGAAAGATAACTCTATGGAGATAATGCTTAGCGTTAGATTATTTAGAGATATTATTCCTAAAGAAGAGCAGACTACATATAAGAATATGCGTCAGTGGCTTATAGATAACGATATTATACATGGTATAAAGAGTGATAGAATTAAACCATTAACTGAAGAGTAGATTAAATTCAATGATGATCTTGACGAACCATTTGCATCTGGTATATTAACAACTAAAGCATTAATAGATCTTGAAAATAATAACATAAACTCTATATTTGAAGCTATTACAAATCAAGATAAACTAAAAGAAGATACTAAGAAAGAAGTTGAGGAATATCTTATATCTGCTGGATATAAAGATGGTCTGAATACTAAGAAGTATGAACAAATATCTCATGTTGGAGAACAATCCAATCCTAAGCCTATAGGTATTGGTTATCGTATTCCTACACAGGGTATGTCTTCTATATTTGCGTTTACTGTTGCTGATATACTACCAGACAATAATGGTGATAATATCATAGTACCAGAAGAGTTTACAAAACAGACTGGTTCTGACTTCGACGTTGATAAAATCTTCGTTGCCATGAAAGGCTATCGAAACGGAAGTGAAGTTAATGTAGAAGACGTTTCACAGGATAGTTTTGATATTGCTGGTAAATATGATGCTAAGGAAATTAGAAACAGTCTTATATAGAAATATATTGACGTTCTTACAGATTCTAGAACTTTTGTAGACGCTAGAGGTTCTATTGATACAGTTACTGAAAAGATAACTGGTGAATTACTACCAAAGCTTAGAAAGAAACAAGATCGTAGGTCAATGTATGAATTATTACCTTCATTCCAATCTTAGACTAAATCTGAGTTTATGACGGGTAAAGATGGTATTGGTCCATACGCATTAGCTACAACTAACCTTGCGTTTACATAGACAGCTCATCTAACTATAGACTTTGGACATATTGGAGAGATATATGATTTAGGTGCTTTGGATTAGATAAATGGTAAAGATGGTATGTATATATCAGCATGGTTATCAGCTATGGTTAACGCTCATGTTGACGTTGCTAAAGACCCATATATTTCATTAATCAATATTAATCCTGCTACATATTCTATATCAGAGTTATTATTAAGAGCTGGTAAGGGTATACAAACATTCTCATTCTTAGCTTAGCCAGTATTAGTTAAATATGCTAATTTAGTTAATGCTCATAATGGTATATATCTAGAACAATCTGAAAAGGATATGTCTATATAGAAGTATCAGCAAGTTAAACTAGCAGAACTAAGAGGTGAATATAGAGATAAGTTAAAAGAATCTTTATCACAAGTAGAATCTGATAAATCTCTTTCTAAAGAAGAAAAAGCTGATATTAAGAACAAGGTATTAGTTTTATTATCTAATGACACGAAAGATGTGGCTAAGGCTATAGAAGATAGTAAGATTGTATTTAATTATGATGAAGGTATTTATTCTATACAAAATCCAGATTCTTATAAGAGTCACATGATGTAGCTTTATTCTATATTAGCATTCCAGAATCTAACTAAGTATGCTGATGCACTAGAACAGCTTGTACAATGTTCTTAGGTTGATACGAAAAAGTTTGGTAATAGTATTACAGACCATTGGAACTTCTATAATAAATACGAACAGTTTAAGTATTTACATAAAGATCCAGATTCCAAAGATGCTATAGTGTGGAAGATAAATGACAAGGCTCATAGTAATCTTAAAAATGAATATGCTTTAGATTATTATTTTGATAAGTTGTGGATTTCTGATAAACTTAGTAAAGCTACATAGCTCACTAGAGGTATATTAAAAGATTAGCTATTTACAGCTACTGATGAATATAATGTACTATATCATTCAGTTATGTATAACCTTCTTGGAGACCCGTTTGGATTTAATGGAGAATCTAATAAATATAACTTCTATAGATCTACAAGTGATAAGAAGTTTATACAAGCTATTAGTTCTTCTATAAATGCTATAGCTAGGCACAATATGCTTATGAACTCTAAGATATTAACAAAGAAAGAAGATGGAAGTTATACAGGATATATAGACTTTACAATGAATGGCGATAAAGACGCTGTATTTAATAAAGTGATGTAGCTTGTATATGGTAATCCTCAATCTGAAGATAAATATTATCATAAGAGTATATTCTAGAACTATTCCAACTTTATTTACAAGCTATAGAATGGATTGCTTGGAAGCGAATTTAACGATTTGTTAGATGATGCTGGTAATATAAATAATGAGTTCTTAAACTACTATATATCTAAGATTGATAATAAATTCTAGATTGGTAGATTTACTACTAAGATGTCTTATATAAATGTAGACCCTAATCAAAGATTGGTATTACAATCTGCATTACATCAATTATTAACTCATAGTAATAGTTATGTAAGAAGATTATTTAGAGACATTGTGTTCTACGACTACTATTCTACATACAATAATGATTCGTTTAGTTCTATATTTGATTTAGTTCCTATATAGTTCAAAATGCAGTATATCTAGAGTATAACTGATTCTATGAAGTCAGAAGATCTAATTGGTAGAATATCAGAGGATAGTGGCAAGATTAATCCAGATGAATATATAGACGCTATATGTAGAAATTATTGGTATAATGACAAGATTGTTCCTATATATAGTTTAACACAACAGGCTTTTACTTAGACAAAGCTTAGTGCTGAGAAGTATTTACTTCCTAGCTATGTGAACGGTAATAGAGTTCCTGGTGCTATAATAACATCAAAGGGAGGCAATCATCCATATTTTAAAGTACAACTTGGAAATAAATACTACTTGTATAAGAAAGCAGGTAGTGTTATGAAGGGTAATAGTACATATCGTGACAATTACATTATATCTCCAAAATTAGGTATTCATCAAGGTGGTAATCATCAATATGAATTTTATACAGGTTCTTTGAATGAATCTATATTTGACGACAATTTATTACCAGAAACATTTAACTACGGCAATGTTGAACAAAACGTAATTAATTACATAAACCAACTCAAGCCTATTGGTAAAGGTGATAATGCAGTTAAATTAAAGTATAAAGAACATAATGCTGCATTTACTGGGTTTAGTAACGCTAACTATTATAAAGTATCAGAACAACAGAAGAATAGTTATGACCTAACATAGAACTCTAAAGGTGATGTTAGAATTATATATTCTAATAATCCTTAGAAATATGCAGAGTCTAGAAGTAATCTTAAGATTAATATAAACAATGAACAAAAGACTGGGGTTAACATAGATTCCAAATAGGATGTAACAAAAGTTGTAGATGGTATTGTTTCAAGTCTTGGTAACTTCGATAAAGATAATTAGAACTTAAATATATACATCAATGGTAAGTTTGGTGATTTTAATATAACAGATAAAGATAGGTCTGAATATATTAGTAATCAGTTGAGCTATATGGTTGATAGATATAAACTAGAATATCCTGATGCTACAGTTGATGATATAAATGAAGTTCAACAACAATTCTTAGCGGATATACAAAGTAAAGTTGATGATAGTATTAAACAACTTAAGAATAATTAGTTTGTTGATAGAATTATTAAAGACTTACTTGTAAGAGGTTATTCTATAAGTAGTATATACGCTGATAGCTTTGATGGCGTTGGAGAAGCTGCTGTAAGATCAGCTTAGCTAAATCAAGAAGATTTCACTACAGCTCAACCTGCTTATATTATATATGATAGGAACAAATACACTCAAGATAATGTATCAAATATAAGCGAAAGTATAGCTAAGTTCGATAATGAAGATTTCTTAACATCAGAACAAGATGATGACTTGCTAACCGAACTGAAAGATGTTAACGATGGTAAGGATAAAGCTATTGAAGATGCTAGAAAAGATATGGTAAAAGACGAGAATGATATTAGTGATATACTTGGTGGATTAAAACAAGTAGACGATAATAGCAGTATTGGTTTAATTGATGATATTAACATAGACAGCAATAATGATGTTGACGATTTGCTTGGAGATCTAAAACAAATTGATAGTGATATTATATAGCATGATGATGATAAATTTGAAAAAGATGCTATGGATAATTGTTTACAATGATAAAAACTGATTAATTATGATAATATGTCCTAATTTACACAATCCTTAGGTGGCTAAGGAGTTTAACGAATTAAAAGAAGCCACAAGTGAAAAGGCTGCCTATCATATTTGGTCAGCTAATAACGGGAATAGTATAGATAAAGCCCCAAATGGGGCTTAGTCTATATTGTTTGATCAACTATTATAGCAAACAAATGGTAATCGTGTAGAAGCTATACGTATAAAGTCAAAGATTTACCAAAGAGATTTTACTAATTGGTTTGGAGATTGGGTTAATGATCCTAAAAACTCATCTAAAGCAGTAGATGTTAATGGCGAACCAATGATAGTTTGGCATGGTACAGATAAATTGTTTGACACATTTGATTAGAATGCTACAGATGATAAAGAAAAACATTTAGTACACGATAGAAATGCATTCTTTTTTACAGATAGAGAAGATAAAGCTTTAAAGTATGGTAATAAATATACTATTCCAGCATATCTTAATATGAGAGAAGTTGGTAATAGTGATATGACTAGTGGAAAATTTAGAACTGTTAATGAGTATCGTGAATATGAAAATAGTATATTAAAAAATGATAAATACGATTCTGCCATATTTGTTAGGTACGACAAAGAGGGTGATAATCATGGATTTACACCTACAACTTAGTATGTTGTAAAGAATAATAATTATATAAGATCTATTGTTAGTAATGATTTCTCTTCTAAGGATGGCAATATCTATGGTAATAAAGTAATACAAAAATTACAAGATAAATCTATAGATAAGTCATTTAAAGAATCTGAAGATATGCCTAATTCTATCAGAGAGTTTATAGAAAAATAGAATCTTAAAATTAAACTTGCAAAAGCGAACCTATATGATACTTTTGGAGGTTCTACATCTTTATTAAAGCAAGGCGAAGTAGTTACTTCTGATACTATAATACAAGGCGCTATAAAGAACAATACTATATCATCAACTAAGTTACCTATAGCTAATCTTTTACAAGGTCATAAAGTTCCAATAAAACTTATGCAGCTTGAAGAAAATGTTATTGTTACTTCATTCTCTGATAATAGTGGTAAAACTATAATAGCTATAAATCAAAACGCTATAGACCAAGTGTCAAATGAATATTTAGCAAATGCTGTATTACATGAAGTAGCGCATGCAGTTACTGTAGGATTTATTAATAAACCTAAAACTGAATTATAGAGTAGACTTAAGTAGTTAAATAGTCAATTACACGAAACGTTTGACAAGTTCTTTGATAGTAGTAAGTTTGATAGATATGATGCCAGTGGGTTATATTATGGACTTTCTAATGAGAAAGAATTTATAGCCGAGTTTATGACTAATAAAGATTTTAGAGATGTTATATATGGTGCTGCCGTTAAACTAGATTAGTAGAATAACAACGATTCTATACTTGGAAAGTTAAAGAACTTTATAAATCGTATATCTAATACTTTACTAGACACTAACTTATTTAAAGGTTATAATGAAAAACTACTTAAAGAATATTCAACTAAATTAAAAGCTCATCTTTTAAATATAGATACTATAAAGAATACAGATAAAGATCCAGCTAAGATATATAGAATTATATACGCTAATACAGATCCTGTGTTGTATGGTAATCAATAGGCGTTTGATATTAATAAGATGTTATCAAGACAACTTAAATCTTTCGAGTAGAATAATTATATAAATGTTGATAAACTAGAATCTACATCTGGTAAAAGAGATACTGAATAGTAGGCTAAAAAGAAACTTGATGCGTTATCTTTAAAGATAGCTAGAGGTTTAAGTCAAAGATTAAAAGCTGTAATGTCTTCAAATATAGATGCAGATTAGAAGTCTAAGATATAGAAAGAACTTGACTTACAAATTAGCTTGTTCTAGCAAGGCCAAGAATAGGCCTACAGGGCTTTAATTTCCACAATGTCATAGTTAGCTCCACAATTACTAGATGACTCGTTAGAGGTACTTAAAATGTCTAGTAACAACCAAGCTATATAGGCTTCTGAGTTACAGTATCAAATACATGACAACTTTGGATTATACTCAAAGATATTAGAGAGTGTTACAGAAACATTAGAATCTGCAGAAGTTGTTTCTTAGTTAGAAGATCAACAGAAGAAATCTAGTCTTACAAAAGATGCTATATTTGGAGATGTTAATGACCTTATATCTATGATTAAAAAGTGTCAATCTATTTGTGATGGAGCTAATGCATCGTTACATAATATCTTAATAAATACTACTAGAGATATACTTGTTGGTGTAGGTAATGAAACACACTCTATAACAATGGGTGAATATCTTGATTCTTTAAAAGATATCGGATATGATACTGGTGTATTCTACAAATATGGTGGTATGGTTGATAAGGTTAAAGACGATGGTATTCGCGCTATAACATATTTAGTAAATAAAGCACTAAATAATTCATAGAAAATGTCAAATGAAAAGAATATAAAGTTATTGAAAGCTTTTAATAACTTAGGATTTGGAGAATCTCATTTAGATTTATATGAAAAAGACGAAAACGGAAGAACTACTCAATATCTCGTAAGGGATCTTAATTATGGTAAATTTCATAATAATTATCATAAATTTCTTAAAGATTTAAATAAGAAAATATCTAAGAAGTATGGAATAATATTAGACCCAACTAATAACATAGCTCCAGATGACAATGAATAGGCTAAAGTAGAATGGAACGAATCTTTAAATGATTGGTTAGATAAAAATTGTGAAAGACCTTATAAGAAGCAATTTTATGTAGCTTATTCTAAATTATCATCAGATACAAAGTATGAATGGGGTTTATTATCTAAATAGATAAGAACTCTTAAAGAAAAAGTATACGACGAATCTGATGGTTATTATCATTATGATAGACTTGATGAAAAAGATAGATCGTTATTAACAGAATTAAATGTGTAGAAAAGAATGTTAATGAGTGATCATGACTATCAAGGCAATCTTAAAGAAGGTGACGAACTTAGAAAAGCTAAAGAACTACAATAGTTAAACAAAGATCTTTATGGAACTGATAATAAACGTAAGATAAAGAGAGATACTGAAGCGTGGTCTAAGGCTAGAAATAGAGTTATAGAAGAATGTGGTGGTTTTGCTGAGTTTAACAAAGCATTAAACAATGAAGAGAATTCTTTTGATATTAAACGCCTTATAGACTGGGATAAAATGAATAGTAAGAGAGTTCTTAAACAAGACGAAGAAGGTAACATATTACTATTTAAACGAATAGAAGAAGAATCTGGTGATGTTGAATACGATATAGATGGTGATGGCGGAGCTAAATACAATGAAGTAAAAGAATAGATACGTAACATATTGTCTATATATAGAGATTTTACTACTGGAGAAATTGCTTATCAAAGTATTCCTTAGGGAGAAAAGATACGTCTAAATAAATTATCAAAAGAACAGGATAGGCTTAGAAATATTTCTAAACGTCAAAATAAGACACTTAAAAAACAACTATAGAAGAGAGCTAAATTATTTAATAAATACTCTCGTACAGAATTTACAGAGTATTATAAATAGGCTAAAAAGAAAGCAGCTCAAATGGATATGGAATATCCCGGTTCGTATGATGATTTCCTAGCTAGTACATCAACACGTAGTTACGACGAATATACTGGATAGGAGATACTTACACCTCTTAAGTGGTTTACAAAAATTGTAGCTAGACCAGAATATGAAGACGAATTCATGGAGTTTATTCCTGGTGATGGTTGGATTGAACATTCTGAAAATGAACTTGCTAATCCAAACTACGATAAAGAAAATACATCATTCTTACAACCTAAAAGATATGAAGTTGATGAAAATGGTAGACCTATGAAGAATAAGCCAATGTATGATAATACAAAAGCGTTCAACAAGGTTAATAAATCCAAAAACCTTAAATCATTATATGATTTGATTTTACAAACTAACCGTGAGATAAATTAGCTTTATGATAGACAGTCTTTCGACGAGTATTTACTCCCAGGTATAACTGGTAGTATATTTAAATACTAGAAGAATAAGACTAATTTGTCTTCTGGTGTATTACAATATATAAAAGATAAGATTGGTATTGGAGATTAGAGTATATAGCAAGATTCAGATTATGCACAAGATGTATAGAGAATTATGTCCAAAACAGACGACTTTGGTGATTTAGTAAAACAAAGAGCACTTCAAATATCAGATGGTACTCGTCCAGACGGTTCAGAGTTAAACATGATTCCTAGGTATTACACCGCAAAGCTTGATGACCCATCACAACTTAGTTCTGATCTTATCGGAATGATGGCTGAGGCTTACAAATTAGCAAGCGATTATCACTTTAAGTCTGAAGTAAAAGATCAATGTGAAACAGTTGCTGATATGATGAAGAATCGTGATGTGTATAAGAATAAATCATTTAAGTTTTGGGAAAAGCAAAGAATTGAAGGTTCAAAATCAAATACTTATCAAATCGCTAAGAAATTCCTATAGATGAATTTGTATAATATTAGATCTTCTGACATATCAACAGCTATACCATGGTTTGGAGGAAAGAAGCTAACAGTAATTCACTGGAATAAATTAGCTAAGTTATTTGGTGGAATAGTAACTGCTATAAACCTTGGTATGAATATAGCTGTAGCTGGAGTTGGTTTCTTAGATGCATACAGAGCTCATATAGTAAATGCTATTACTGGTAGAAAATATGGATTTGCCGAAGCTACAAAGGCTTCTAGTATTGTATCTTCTCATATATTTAAGAATTTCTTAGGTGCTAATTATATTGCTAATAGATTATCAAATGATAAACTAATGCTCATATGTGAGTACTTTAATGTATCTGACCAAGGTGAAAAGAAAGCTAATCATTCAAATAGAAATAGACTTGTTAATGCTATAAATGATAATTATGTATTTGGTATGTTGTCTGGATTTGATTTTCTTGTTAAGTCACAAATAGCTACATCTGTATTATTATCATATAGATATTACAAAGGAGACTTCTGCACTAAAGAAGATATGGATATAAATTTATTTAAAGCTTCTAGAGAAGAGAAAAAACAGGCTATGAAAGAATGGAGGCATGGAAAAACAGCCTATAGTATACTTTCCGCAAAGAACAATTCTCTTAATGTAGAAGATGAATACAAAGAGGCGTTTAATCGTTCTGAAAATATAATGCGCAACAGAATTATTAAATATTCAGAATCTGCTGATGGAATGATGACACCTACACAGAAAGCGCAAATAACTACGTCTATTATTGGTTCTTATGCTATGATTCATAGACAATATGCTCCATTAATGATGTCTGAAAGATTTGGTAGCACAGTGTATGATATGGATATTCAGCAGATGGATGGTGGTATATTTAGATCTGGTGCTAAAGGTTTTTATTATATAGCAAAAACTCTTGCAAAATTCTTAACTGGAAGTGTTAGAAATATGTCTGTAAAGAAAGGTTATGTTGACGCTAAGGATTATTATAATTCTAAGCTTAATAATAAAGATTCTATAAAAGACTATATGAAGAGTAGATATATCAACTATGCAACAAAACGTATTGTTACAGAAATTGCAATAGGTAAGACTATTTCAATCTTTGCTTCAATAATTGCTAATATATCTAAAAACGAAACTGATAAAGACAAGCGTAGGAAATTATATTTATTAGCATATATAATGCATAGATTAGAATGGGAATCTTTAACACCATATAGAGCAGATGATATGTTTAATAACATTAAATCGCCAACAGCGGCAACTAGTGTTACAGATAAAATGGGAGATGTTACCGAATCATTTATGCGTACATATTTCCCATCAATGTCAAATAGCCTATATGATACTTTTCAAAATACAAAAACCCAAAATAAGTATAATCCTATTGTCTCAAGAGGAGAATACAAAGATTGGTCTAAAACAAATAAAGCATTATTTAAACTATTGCCTTATCATAACTTCTATGAACAGGTATATGGTTCTGAAGCTAAAGATAGATACTTTGTAAATCAAATTATGAAACAAAACGATTAATATATAAAAAATAAACCCGGACTACTCTTATGAGCGGCCCGGGTTTTTCATTACACTTACTTTCTCCAAAAATCGAAGCATTCTTCAATTCTATTATTGGGCAACATGCCAACACCTGACTTATATACAGTATCTGCACACAAGGCAATATTTATAGGTATCATGAATTTATAAAATCCATCAATAAAACCGTAGAAGCTCTTTTCTTTGGATAATGAAAAATATATCCAATGTCTATACTTAGTACTATTAGTGGTTAATCTAATATATAGGTAAGTATTTAAACCTTCCTTGCTAATATATCCATTGGATAATATGTTTTCTGTAATCACTCCCTTAGTTTTTATTACCAAAGGAATGATGTACAGTATATTTTTATTTAACATACAGAACTAGTATCCTGTGGGTTATTATAGTCTTCAATACACAAAGAATCATCAAAACTTTCAACGCATAAAGTATCGTCAAAAGTATTAATTACTAGTTCGTTGTCAAATTTGTTCTCTATATTATAAATGTGACTCATAGGTTCTTTTATTTATAAGTTTAACTTTTCTGAACCGTCACCAGTATAATACTCAAGTGTATGTTCCCACTTGTCATTAGCCTGATGCCAGCGTATTTGTTCTAACACGTCCATAATAGTATTTAATCTACTATCGACTTGTGTTTCAGTAAATTCAAAAACACGTATTTCATTACTTCCAGTTGTGTCTATACCAATAATGTAATACTTAAAAGTCCAGTCATTATTAGGCTCTTCTTTTAACTCATTTATGATATACCACATTAAAGCATGTTTGTAAAAACACAATTGCCTTAAATAATCATAATGATTCATAGATTCCTCAAAACAACCTATGTTTACAGTTGTCTTTAAATCCATCAAAGTGCATACTTTGTTCTTAAAATCAAAATGACAACTATCAAGTAACGATTTACATTTAACTCCACACATACTCCAGTTTATATGGAATTCATGATGAAGTTCGTCCTCTTGCCCAATATACTCATTCTTAAGTAACTTAGACGCAAGTTTATGTTTCTGAATGTTTTCAGCTACCTCCATAAGCATATTCGCATCATATGGAGATATTAATTCTCTATTGTCGTTTGCTTTAAGGTATTCTATATAATCAGAATACGTGTCAGCCATTTTAAGAGCCTTAGAGAGCACCAAATCATCTGACTTGGGTAAACCCTTATAGCACGCTCTATATGCGCTTATAACGGCTTTATTTGGCTCTATTTCAACACTCTGTGCAAGTGTCCGACAGAACTCTTCCTGTTGTGGAGAAAGAGGTCTACTTTTATCCCATACGACATAATCTTTATGGAATTCTTCGGGCTGTAACAAGTACTCATGAATCATAGTTCCACGAGCTAACTGACGACCTGTTTCGCCTTCAGCTTTACCTGTTAGCATAGAATGTAAATAGGCTGGCCCTTTCTTCAAGAACCAGCCTATGTTAGAGTTCGAGATGCGTTCAACATCCTCGTAGTACGGTATAGTTATCTCCATATTACTTTACAGATAAGTTCATGTCGTTAAACAGCTCTTCAAATGTATCCTTAGGATTTTCATTTACTTCTTGAACAAATGAATTAACATTATCAAAACTAATACAACCAAATCGACTTGTAATAAAATCAAATACAGACTTAACTTCGCCTTTATCATCAAGGCGGTCTTCAAGTATATATTTGATTAAATCTTTACTCATCTCATCAAATTCTTTCCAGTAACGGATTCGTGAACATCTGTCTATAAGAAACTCACTAATCATATCGTCACGGTTACATGTGAATAGCATTAACTTTCTACCAGAAGAATTAATACCATCAAGAATCTTTAAGAGATAACTATCGTCATAATCTTCACCCAACTTGTCTATTTCGTCAATAACTACACAGACATCTATATCTTCAATAAAGTTAAATAACTTACATAAAGCTTTTGGGTGAATAGATTTATCTATTAAGATAATAGGGAGATTTGAGTCTAAAGCGATTTTCTTACACATTACAGTCTTACCAGAACCTTTTAGCCCAGATAGCATGACGCCAGTAACTTCGTTTTTAGACTTATCAAAGCGATTAAGTATTTTTTTAATAAACTTATTATCGCTTTCACTTAAATACACTTCGTCTGGTAGTTTTAAACTAGGTGCTTCATATAATGTAAATTTATTTTCATAACTGTCGTAACTTACAGTATAAACTACTCCAGGCTGTAGGTTATAATCCAATCCGTCTGTGTTAAACTTAAACGAAATATTATTACCTACTTTTATAAACTTACTATTACTGTTTTTATTTTCCATAATTCTTTTGACTTAAAAGTTCTTGAATCATTTCGTCTACCTGCTTATGATTTCTCACAAGATAACACTTCATTTTACTTCTGTGTTGTTTCAAGTAGTGTTTGAATAACTTCCATCTTAACGGGAAGCTATCTCCCATCAGGCCTTTACATTCTACAATAAATCCTTTTCCTATAAAGTCTGGGAGATATGTCATAGCTCGTATTTTCTCCTGATTATACTCGAATTTTGGTAAGAGAGTGAAACGCTTTGGCTCATATTCTACTGGTATTCCAGCATTCATAAAAGCTTCATAAGTATAGCATTCGAGCTTACTACGAAAGTGTAAACCATACTTATCGACCTTAGTCGCATTCCTAACTCTCCCTTTAGACTTTTGTTGCATACTCTACAAAGTTTATACCATTTTTGTTTTTAGCAAATCCTGAATTAAGTAGCTCATTACCACTTTTATCAGTTATTGTTACATACTCTGTATCCGCACAGTCTATATATCGTATGCGCCCGTTTTTCATCTTTATAATTGGTGACATGTTGTATGATAAGTTATAACTTACCAATCCACCAATTACTCCAAATAAAAAGGCTAGAATCAATGTTTCAACCATACTTCTTTAATGTTTGTGAAAGCCAATCTTTAACAGTATTAAAACTATTAGCTTTTACTGCATCAGATATATCTTTCGATTTAAACTTCTTATGAACGAAGAAAGTATCAAATTTATACTCTTTACTATATTTACGAGCTCTTAACATTCCTGTCGGATCTCTATCATATAGTATAAGTATATGTTTCCATTTACTCCTCAATGACTTAATAATATTATCTGGAATAAATGTTGTTTCGCTTGAAGCTGCGATTGCATTATAACCCATCTCATATAAACACATAACGTCTTTTAAAGACTTTGTAATTATCAAGAGATTACCTCCATCCTTAGGCAACTCGGCTAATCCCTGAACATACTCATTTGTCAAATTAGTACGCCATTTAGTATACTTGGATGCTAAAGGTCGATAAATCTTAAATCTATCATATACCTTGTATGCATACATAGGATTAGTTTCTTTGTAGGTTCCTCTGACGACTCTATTACAAAGAAAGTATTTAATGCTAAACACTTGATATTTCTTTAACGTATCAAGTGAGATATGAAATTGCTTCCAATATCTTTTATCTATATCTGTGAATCGTTGTCTAACGATTCCTATATCCATAACCTTGCTTACGTTTTGGGTGTAAGCCTGTTGACGTATAGACATATTAGGATTCATTTTACGAACTATTCTCAGCAATTCTCTTTCAAACTCTTCTCTTGTTTCTATTCCTTTGATTAACTTAACGAATTTTAGAGCATTACCTCCATCTCCAGTACCGTGGTCCTTGAAGAATAATCCACCTTGTTTACCACGAAATATAGCAAAAGAGGGATTCTTATCATCATTCCTTAATGGACTGTTGATAAGTTTCCCTATTTTTATACTACCTAAGTAGTATGTATAGATACTTTCATCATCCAACATAGACAACAAGTCTTTAAGACTCATTGTAATTGCTGTTTTTGTACTATACATTTGACTTATAAGTTCTTGTTAGTGTGAGTATCATAAGAATCGAACTTATACTTGTTCCAAAATACCCAAATAGGCCATTTGTTTGCGTTCTAAGCGTCTTAAACCATTTCTCTTTACAACTACACCAAAATCTATGTTTAAACGTCTTAAATCGCTCCTAAATGGCCTTAAATCGAATTGTGGGATAGGAGAGAGTCGAACTCTCCGTGTGTAAACTATGGCTACAAACACACTACCATATATCCCATGTGAGGTTTTTACAGAACCTCAAAACTGTCCTTGTTGGATTTTGTCCACCAGTGACTATTTACCATTAAAATGGAAGGTCGTCACTACCTGATGCCTGAGTACTATCAGCGTTTGTAGCTGAAGCAAGAGGGTCTGTTGATTTCTCAACATCTGCGACTACCTGTCGCTCAAAACTGTCACGAGAGAACTTCTTAATCTCTGTCTCAGCCTTATCCATAGGCTCAACAAAGATACCGTTCTCAGATACTCGAGTATAGTTATTCTTATCGTAAACAACCTTCAGACGTAAAGCCTTCTTAGTTGCTACCATAGGCGAGAGTGTAGCTTGAACCCAATCTATCATCTCCTTGAAGGTATTAAACTCACCTTCAATCTTAGGGAAATAACAGTTGATTACCTGCATGATACGACCAAACTGCAAGTTGTCACGACGCTGTAAATCCTCGTCTGTCTTAACCCACATGCTTTTTTCGTTCTTCCATTCTGTCATAGTTGCAGTTTTACCTTCACTATCCTCGAATATAATTTCAAGGAAATCATGACCGTTTGGAGACTTCTTAGCCTCTACAGACTTCAAGAATACATTCTCATTAATACCAACTGGCATATAAGAACTGTTGGACTCGTTATTATTTGTAACAGCTGTACTTGTACTATACATAATTTCTTAATTTTATTGAGTTATAACTTCTTAAAATAATAGGGATTAATCCTTATAAACCTTATCCCAATAGGTTGTTATGCTTCCATCGTCGTTTCCTTCGGCGATGACTATATCCCGTCCTCTTAGGTGTGGAGCACGGGCCTCCTTAATAGAACCATCTCCTCCTTTGAAACTTATATGAGTCTCATTTTCCTTTCGGTAAACAAGACCTACTGCGTCAGCTTCTCCGCATATAATTGCAGAAAGCTTTCCAACTAAGTCGAGTGCCATTTCTGACAACTCTTCTCCGTTGTTATCAATTTGTACATCTTTAACATGTCCGACCAATATGAACTCGTCACATAACTCTTTAAACATGTCAATTACCTTACGTACCGCTTGTCTAATATAGAAATAGCCAGAACCGTTAGGTAATGTACGAACGTCGTCTCCCTTCCAGTTCTTTCCAACTGGACTTTGACGATATAAAGTAGCAGCATAACTTAAACAAATCTCCTCTAATCGGGTAGCATTGTCTATTGTAATACGGTTATAGAAATTATGCCCTACTTCTTTATTCTTAGCTCTAATGGCTTGAGCAGCTTCTCCTAAGTCACTAATGTTACGGCATTGTATTGCCATAGCATCAATAAACGTAGAACCACCTTCTAAGTCTATAATTAAGTTGTTTTCCAACTGTGCCAATGCTGATGTTTTACCAGACTTTGGGCGACCATAGATAATTAAGAAACGTGGATTAACTGAAACTGCTGGAACTTTAGATGTAGGTAATGTAATCATTAACTCTTAGGTTTTAGATTATTTATTAATCTCAATATTGATATTATGACTATTGGTATAAATATCAATAATGATCTTTTTCTTTGGAGCACTCAACGTGTTCAAGAATGCAAGATTCTCAAAATCATCGTATGAGTAAATGTCACGGTCAATCTGAATCTCGTCATCGTAGAAGATAACAGGAATATTACCCGCAAGCTTATAAACCTTACCCAAAATGAACGGGAAGGTGTTCTTCTTGCTATAGTTAGCAAGGAATGATGCTGCTTCTGCAAACTCGTTGCCCTTCAGTGAAGCAGTACTAGCCTCAAAAATCTTCGCATCTTCCTGCTTAGTCTTGTAATCCTTAAGATACGAATTCGTTTCCATTAGATTGTCAAGAATAATATCATCAAGAACCTTAGAATAGTCTGTTGGCTTATTCTTCTTGAGAAAGGAAAATGTAAAAAACTTCTTAGTATTGTTGTTATTATTGTTGCTAGTTTTAAAAGTATATGTATTCATAAAATTTCAGCCTTAAAATGTGATACAATAGACGCTTATACTTCTATCAGATTATTGAACGCAAGGTCGTTCTCGAATTCAAGTATACATGGTTTTCCCGCATCACGGTTCTTTAACATGTGTATGTATACCTTATTAGAAGTAGGTAAATGATTTGGACCGTATTCTTGGATGCCCAATATCTCTGGTCTATGTATAATGCAAACGTAATCGCTTGCTTGAAATATAGCGTCTGATGATGACAAATCACTTCTCATAGGATAATGACTTGTTGGATTGTTTATTCTCTCAGAAGATTCTATGTTTCTGTTCATCTGAGCAAGCTGTATAATACTTGTCATTGGTAGCTTTTTAGCTTGTATGAACACTCTTTCTAACTCACTTATAGTCTCCAATACAGAGCCTACTTGTTTTGTTAGCAACGTATGATCGTATACTATCAAGAAATGCTTGTTAGTTCCTTTAACATACGTGTCATAGAATTGAAATATTATGTCCTTAACTTGCGTGGGAGTAGTAGGACTATCTACAAAGTAAATAGGATACTCCTTTAGCTTATTGGTTACCGATACGACCATTCTGAAGGTATTGTCGTCCAGGTCCTTTTCAGAACTATACAGAGTCGAAGTTGTTCTTCTTAGCTTATTTGAGAGCGTCCTTCCAACCTGCCTAAAACCAACCATCTCTAAAGAGAAGTTAAGTACTATAACATCTTCTGATTCATTTAAATCAATCACGTCTGTGGTAATTAAGTTCGCAAATGAACTCTTTCCACTTCCAGAGATACCTGCAATGGTAAGTACAGTGTTAGGTTCTATTCCACCCATACACTGCTTGTTAAACTTATTCCATTTTGTTTTTAAGCTGACGATTTTATGTTCACGTCTGCCTGCAATATATTGAACAGCTTCATTCGCAACTACAGACATAGGACGTATCAAATTAGATAAGTTCTGTTCCATATGTCTCTGTATTTTGCTCTTGCTGTTCATTCAGCATCTCTTCTTCAATTTCTTCCCACTGATGATCTTGTAACCATCTCCACATGGTCTTCATATATCCTATTTTGCCTAATTTAGTTTTCTTCTCAAGTTCCTTAACTAAGCATTTGTTAATATGTTCAGCTTTGGTATAGCTTTTACTAACATAGGAGTTATAAAGATTTCTGCATTTATTTTTATTCGTTCTAAGATAGACTTTTTCTCCATCGGGACGAACGGCATAAACTGGGTACATATCGTAAAACTGATCAAAATAGCTACGATCTGGTTCGATATAAGCTGTAAGCTTGTCAGATTCTTGATATGTAATTGAATTCCCTCTCTCTATCGAGGTAATAAGTCCTTGTTCGATTAAGTATGATATTTCATCGTCGCTAATTAGGCTGACAATTTTGCGGACGTCTTGATTATTAGATTTTTGATTCTTATCCAATACCATACTTAGGAAGACTAATTGATTTAAATTTAATTTATCTGGATAATCCAGAAGTTTTGTGTTTAATTCAATAATCATACTTTTATACTCTTAGGTTAACAAGTCTGATCGTCAAACAAACTCAGTTGTACACTCGTAAGCTCGCTAATAATTTTACTTGCTTTAGAAATGTAGTACTGATAGTTTATATGACGATGCTCTATAGGCTTTTCGTCATACGTATTCAAGATAGTAACTCCTGATTCTGTCAAAAGATTTATGTCTGTATATTTTCTAATATCATATTTTTTACCTTGATAAGAAAACTCAAACTCTTTTAACTTCTCATTATATTTTCTCTTGAATAAATAATAATCGTTTATAGATGCGTAAAACCTATTTATTCGTTGTACTTTTTCACTTCCGTGATATACCTCGAACTTTTTAGCTACGCGCTGTCCAATCATAAAGTCTTTAATATCTTTATCAGACATTATAAACTCTTTGACTGATTGTTTTGTAAGAAAGTAATTTATAACCGCTTTAGGAATTACGACTGGTGCTAGTCCTTTCCCAAGTTTGGTCTCGGTTATAAATATTCCTTTCCTTTCTATCAGATTAGGGTCTTTGGATTCAGAGTATCCCTTAATGATACCGAAATAATCATTAATTGCGTACTGATAAAACGCTTCATAATCATTGCTTTCAAATACAAGTTGTGTAATAGCTTCTACTTCTGCAATAGCTTCCTGAATTCTACTGCGATTCTCTTCCTTAGCTACATACATAACACCATCTGTGTTAGCTTGTATAATCCTACAGCCTAACTCCAGCAAACGTTCTATTAACATAAGTAATATCAACTGTCCATTGATTCTTATTCGGAAGACGTTAAACGGATCGTATAACCAACTTGATTCTTCTTGCATTTTCCCCGTCACAGCGTTAAGAGCAAGCTTTAATGTCTTGTCCTTAAGTTTCTGTCGATTATGTTTTGCATAAATTCTGTCGTTGTAAACGCCAGTGTAGACCTGCAAAAATTCTTTTCCTACACGACTGGGAGCAAGGTTGTATTTAATTAACAACGATGGGTACATCGACGCCACATCACTGTGCCCAATATACTCATTCTCGGCGGGACGGAAGATTCCTGGTTTGTTGATAGAATGTAATCCACCAACACCAACGGAATAGCCTAAGTTTGAGAGAACAAACTTCTTCTCATAGCCTTTGCGTTCACGCGAATCAACTACTTGTTTTTTCATATCTTCGAGAACGTCTTGTAATTTCGGATTTTTATATTGTATAAAAGGGAAAATCACATCCTTTAACTTTATGTCTTCAACAGGTTCTTGAGTCTTTTTTAACTCTTTTATATCTACACCCGTTTTCTCACAATAAAGTTTAGCAAGGATGGATTCTCCAATTTTTACTCCATCGAAAGATAAACATGGTATTCCATATTCATCTTCAATATACAAACGAAGTTTTATATCTTCTTCAAGTCTACTTAGTAGATCTGTAGTAGATTCAACATCGTTTATATTATATGCAATCATTTCATCAATATTAGAGTCTTCAATTGGTAAATCAAATGAACCCGAATACTCCTGAACATTTTTATAGTGCATAGTTAATTGCATTTCTTTAAGACCTACTCTTAACTTTGAACTAAATTGCATAGTCAAAAGATCCATAGAATTGAACTTATTTGCATATTTCCATTTCTTGAATCTTTCTATATCTCCATCTTCTGATTCTATTATACATTTAGACAGTTTATATAACGACTTACAAACTTCTTGACAGGTTCTATGACTCAATTGTCTTTGAAGATCTATAATGTAATTTATTACCACGTCGTCATAGTGTTTGTTGTTGTAACCACAAAAGATTATGTCTTTAGAAACGAAAAAATCAACTAACTCTGTTAGCTGATTCTTTCTATTAGATATTTCAAAAAGTAATAACTCTTGTGTTTCTGTATCCTTACATGTACAATGAAAACAGTTTGGAAAAATCTCTATGTCGTATGTAACGACTTTAAAGTTTCGTATAAACATGGTTCAAAGACTCTAAGTTAGACATATGTGCTGTATATTGGAATCGAACCAACATTTAGACCATCTACAGCTAATCAATAATACTTAAGGATTGCCCCCGGGTTATTCCCCCGGCGAGACTCCCCCGACCTATAT